AGGAAGGAGAAAGACAGGGGGGGTAGCCGTCTGTGCTAAAAAAACCCCTTCTTCCTTGCTTGACTTGCGTAGATTGCATAACTTGCACAGCACTTGTAAGTTATCAAGATCATGAGTACCACCACGCTTACGAGGAATGATGTGATCTATATGCAATGGCTCTTCATCTGAGCCACAATATCTGCACACTCGACCATCACGCTGGAACACACGCTCTTTATGAACGCGATACTTCCTGCTGTTTAACTTGTCTAGTGCCAATTAAATCTTCTCCAGTGATCGAGTGCTATGCAGGGTTCGCCGTAACGATTGCCTATGTAGTCTAAGCCCCATCGTACCTGAGCATAACCGTCTTGGTCTTTTAACCACTCGCTATTACCTTGTGGTATTCCATAATGAGATCCATTAACAGCTGCTGGATTCCATGCACTCTCTTTGCCATAGAGTGTTGCTAAGCATTTATATTCTTTTATATTCCAGTCTAAGAGATATAAAGCATAAGTCTTATAATCAACATATTCTTTGACTGGTGCTGATCCTGCTCCATACGGTAGCAATAGAGATATCCCAATAGCTACTAGCACCCCGCAAGCTACGCCCCTAAGGGGCTTGCGGTGAGCCTTTGAGAGGCTCTGCGCCGTTAGCGTACCATCCTTGTCAAACATGTGTATAACCTCCGCGTGTCGTGAGCGTTAAGTGAACTTTAGCCCCTACTTATCCACAGGCTGTTGATAACTACTTAATGTACTGCGCTTCAATAGTTAGTTTGTCTTGACCATTATTTAGCCATATCCAACCTGACCAATATAGACATGTTGCACACAATCTTTCAAAGTATCTAATGCAATAGTTACCATCTACATTGTCATCGTAAGCGGTCTCGAATGTCTGCACAGATGGATTCTTACATCTTATGCATTTAGTATCTTGCTTGCCCCAAGCCTTCAATCTTTACCCCATCCTTTGCCCTTGAAGATTGCTGGAGCAGCTGCAATAACCTTGATCATAGGACGATTGCAATAAGGACAAGGAATCACTGGTCTACTGTTGAATCCATGAGTGACTTCTTGACTGAGATTGCATTTGTCGCATCGGTAATCGTAGGCTGGCAAGTAAGACACTTCCTTATCATGTATGACCCACATCCAGAGCAACGGTCTATGTCTGCTTCTGTAGGTTCTTTGTCTAGGTGACCGTATTTTAATATGAGTAGTGGCAATAGATCCTCTAGTCTAATGATGGCGGCATACTCACGCGCATCTTCGCCCTGACCATTGAGTCTAATCACTCCGAATCCTAATTCCCCCGAAACGGATGTCCTTGCTTTCAATTGTTTTAAGTACGCAAGTGGCTGAAACCCTGCCCTTGCCTTGACCTCACAGTCAAACGGTACATTCACAATATCCTTGCCACTACCCCTTCCCACACATGCGCCCTGCCACTGAGTCGATAGGTACTCAGCTACTACGCGCTCTGTGCGAAAACCTCTGTGCTTCCTGTGCTGACTAGGCACCATAAACACCTAACACATAACCACACAGCATTGACATGAGTATGGCTATTACAAAGACAACAGTAATGACATCTTCCTTATCCATTGACTGCACTGCACTTTGCACATTGCCAGATAACAATTCCATTAACAGGATCGGATGAGATCTCTGCTAGTTCTTTAATCTGTACTGGCTCATTGCATAACTGACAAGGCACAAAGGCGCTCATAAGGTCGAGCCATTCACCATTGATCTTAATTCCAATGCTTCCCATTACACTCTCGCTTTCTGTGGTTGAAACTTGCCGTCTGATCCAAGGTTGTACCACTTTGTCGGGCATCGATGAGCTGATGAGATTGCTGTGTTACAGAAGTAACCACCCCAAGCTTTGCCATTCTTCTCACCTTCACGCCATTGCATGTGTCCATGCTCGCAGCTTGGTGCTTCTACTGCTTCACCTGTTCCCATGATTGCTGCAACATTCTGCATTGCTTTGTCCAGGGTAACTGGTGCATCTACCACCTTCATGTACTCATTAACTGGTGTAGTCCAGTAATCCTGCTCTGGTACAACATCCTGTACTGCTGGCTTAACAACGCGAGGTGTTACTACTTTAGCCATGTCCTGCTTTGTGGGCTTTTTGACAGTCTCAAGCACTAGACTCAGTGCCCTTCCTATCGCTGAGCTGCATGTATCTTCGCAATAGAATTTACGCATGCTCGCGTTATATGTAGAAGCCACACCGAGAGCGTAATCAACCCCTGCAGGCAGAGTATCGCTAGAGTTGCGATAGACCTGCGCACAAATAAGGATATATTCTTTTTCTGCATTAAACTCAATAACATCGGTAACAATCCTTCCCTCTGGGTAAGTTTTTTGGAAGCGCAGCACTCTAGCTGCTACATCTTCATAGTCATCAAGATTAAACATAGAGATCGTTCTCCTCTGTTGCTAATTGACCGCCAAGTGCGGCATAGGAAGCCATGTCAATCCATGTGTCTATCTGCTGTGCTGACTGGTTGCTTCTGGCTAGTTTAACTAACACCATAATCCCTGCCACTTGATAGTCATGTATTGGAGTCTGTAAATATGCGCTAAGTAGCATGGCTGTGTGTTGCAGATTGTCGGCTGGATGCCCATAGGACTGTCCACGATCCCGAATTGTGTCTGTAGCTGTAAGTAGAATCTCGCTGGCTTTCATTCTTGCCAAAAGCCTTGTCGGCTTAGATCGCGACCGCGCACATAACCCTCGCGCCTGCCGTCCTTAAAGCCTTGCCAGTACCAAACAAAGTTAGAAGCTAGGAATAAGCCTATAAGTCCTATAATTGTTATTGAGTTAATCATTACCGTACCTATCTGTAGCAGTGCCCTTGACTGCTTACGATATTAGTGTGACATATCGACACGACAAAACGCGGTAGATTTGTGTAACAGTTTGATAACGAAACTAGGCGTATAACTTCCCATAAAGTGTAAAGCTGCCGTCCTTGTTGATAGGCACAAGCATTGGACTTACTCGGTCTCCATGCGTTTCTATGACTGCCACGCTCATCTGCCAATTAGCACTGCCAGCCTTTAGATAAGAGGCTTTCTTCTTGTCCATGACATTCCCAGCCTCTAAGCCCCACAAAGTCCTGTATGAGGCTCCTATGCCCTCTGTAAAGGCACTTATGCCTGCTCTGTGAGTGTGTCCACAGACTACAGACTTGCCGAACTTACGCGCTAAACCAAGGGCAGTAAGACCAGCATTAGAGTTCATCGATCCTTCATCGCCGTGAACTAAGACCCAGCCTCTGTGGAACTCAAAGGGCTTCTTGTGGAAACGAATCCCCAAGTCATTGAAGCCCATAAAGTTGGAGTAGTTGAGTTCTGGAAGTCCGATGAGGCTAGGAGCTCCCCTAACGAGAGTGTGGTAAAGACGATCCGTGTGGTTTGATCGTGTGATATCGGTAGTGCCAAGATCCCAGAGGATGTTCTGAGCCAGACTTCTGTCCGCATCTAATTGCCCCTCATATTCTAGGTGCGTACCTTTAGCCCACTTAGACTGCGATTGCATGTCCAGCTCGTCACCTGTGTTTAGAACTAGGTCGAACTTCTCGCGCTTTACTAACTTGATAAGATTCTTTACTGCTACCTCATGATGAAAAGGAATCTGAAGATCGCTGATAACTAAATAGCGTTTCTTCTGGCTGCTATTCATCATCCTCATCTTCGTAATCACCGAACCGTTCTGGCTCGATTGGATCTGGCAAGATCCATGCAGGGTAGGCTGATCGCTCTATGATGATTCCAAGGATAGTTTCCTCATCAAAGCCTGCTCGCTTTAAGGATTGAGCGAACTCATACATCCCAATACAGTAAGCATCGAGTGCTGAGTAATCTTGCTCTACTAAGTCTTTAGTTGCTTTTCTTGCCATGGGAAAATGTTACCTGTCAAGTAGTATGTTGTAGATCTCATCTACTCGCGTGTTGAGTCTTTTAATCTCAGACAACAGATGAGTAATTACATAGCCAGACAAGCCACCGAGTGCTGCAATGGTGGCAAGGTAAAGAGTAAAGAAGTCGCTTTGTGTCACTTCTTAATGCCCATGGCAGGATCGTTAGCATTTAGATAGCGCAATACTGGAGGCAAGATAGAGGCCACGCCTGCTGCAATGAGTGCCTTCGGATCTGAAACCCCTGCAGCCGCCATGCTTATTACTGCTACCAAAAAGGCTCTAGCCCAAGAACCTGCTGCTGTCTTTAATTCATTCATTACTGGCTCCTAACATAGGTACTTGAAAAAAAGCCCCAGCATCGTCAGCTTCTTTCGCAAACGAGATGTGGCAGTGGTGATTATGTTTGTTTGAGCCCTCATAGGTACGCCATGCCCAGCCTTTCTTGGCTGAGGCGATACGACCATCAAAGATAATGTAGGTAATTCTGCGTTCTTTTTTTGACTTGCATAAGAGACGAATCTGATCTGCAATATCTGGCATGAGGTCTGGCTTGCTCCGACCACTGACATCACGATCAACATCGATGGCACGAACCCAGCCATTAGCATCGGGATTATGATCGCTAGGGCGAGCTGCGTGTCGGGTATCACCGATCCAGCCATCCGATGTGCGGTCACGACTTGGGAATGAATCATCGAACTGTTCCCTAAGTTGTTGAGCAGCCTTACTTAGTCTTGGCTTCATTCGCCTTTAACTCATCATAAGTAGATTTCAGCATTGCGGTAAACTCCCCATTGCCGCGGTCAATGATGGCGTGTTCTGTTGTTGTTCCGTCTGTGTTTTCAATTTCAATAAATGTAACTTTATCCATTTTATAACTCCGCACTTAGTCCGATGAAGCCTGATGTTCCATTGCTAATCAAAGAATATGGACGATATTGAGTGAGGCTAGTTGAAGGAACGCTCAGAGAGGTTCTTAATGTTCCTACTCTGTCCAAAGTAATTGAACCCGAAATTGTTGAATCAACACCCGGTGCAGCACTCAAAACGTTATTTGTGACTGTGGATGGTTGGTCTAGCGATGTTGGTGCAACGCGCATCTGTACAGGATGAACCACTTGAATAATTGCCGCCGTCGTGCTTGATGCTGAACCTTGACCGAAGAATTCAAAACTGTTTGATGTAGTTCGGTAGTAATATCGTTGCGCCGCGGCAAGTTCTCCTTGGATTGTTCCCGTTGCAGTTTGGAACGCGGTAGCGACTGAACCTGCTTCAACCTGAAAGCCCCAGACATCCATAACAGGCGCTCCTGTTGCATTGCCTGCTGTGTAAAATAAGCCAACACTAAGAGAACTACTTGTACCGATTGTCTTGCCTGAAATGCTACCCAAGGTAACTGTCAAGGAATAGCGAACCCAAGATGTCGTTAAGGCTTGTGAAGTTAAAGTTGATACAGGAGCAGAACCACCCGATCCGAAATTCTGTGCAATATAGATCGTTGAGGTACGGGCTGAGTCTGCTTTAGCCCAGAAGGAAACTGTAATTTGCTGCCCTGCTAAGGTTTGTACATTTTCAATTGGCTGATACATACCAATTTCACCGCTTGAACTAAAAGAACTAGCAGCAGAAATGCGTGAAAAATATTGACCTTCATAACCTGCAACAGGTGCAGCACCGGGTGTGAAAGTTTGTCGTGACCAAGTTACTGTTGTTCCACCTGAACCATAATAACTTTTCCAACGATCAGGTGCATAATAAGTAGCATCGGCTGAGATTGTCGCTGAAGTTGATCTTTGGAAAATTGAAAAGTCACCATTGATGATCTTGTTCTTGGCTGCTGCAAAGTTGGACTGATAAGAAAGTCCTGTAGCAGCAGTGCTATCAGATGTCAAAAGTGTGCCGTTAGCACCCACAGATAAGTTGGCTGGAGTGGAAGCAGCAGTCGCAGCAGCAATAGAACCCTTAGCAGTAAAGGTCGACTTAGGAGTCATTGTTGCCATTGTCGTGTCGATGGCATCGCCAAGGGTACGAATGGCTAGTGCGCCATTTTTTACAAGGTCAGTGTTGTCTGGTTCTGCCCAGCCATAAATCGGACTTGTTGCCATTTAGTTTAGTGCTCCTGTCGCGTTATTCCAGATAAGTGTAGCATTTACGGATGCCCAGTCTATTGAGGCTGGCAATACTGTATCCCACTGAGTCGTTGATAATGAGAACTCTGTAGCTGAGATGTAAAGGGTTAGATCAACAAAGGTTGGTGTGGCTCGCAAAGCGACATTCTCGACAAAGCCCTCAAAGGTTCCTCCTAGAAGGTTGCTTGGCAGGTTGTTGATAAGCACTGGCATACCAAAAAACACTGCAATTAGGCTGTTAAGCATGGCAGTTGGCATGTCTGGATTGTCTAGTCTAAAGGTAATGGCTCCCAGTGAACCCTTGGGCACTTGGCGCAGTCTTAACTCTCTAGTGGCGATATCTGTAATATCAACCAAGTTCTTAATGTTTGATTCAGCCGACTTCTCAAAGAGTCCATAAGAGGCTATTGAGTCTGCATTGGATGTGCTGTAGGTAGAACCGTAGCCTGTGGAGTATTTGTAGATAAGGCTGTTACGCAATCTGCCAATCTGTGTAGTGGACTGGATAGAACTAGGCGATGCGAAAGAGCCGTCCAAGAATGTATAGCCGTTAGCAGCCAAGTAGTTAGATCTGTGGTCTGCATCGTCATAATTGACAAAGCCAGTCTTAGTCTCATAGACCTGACCTAATGCGCTGTTAGCAATCTGATCTGCTAGGGTTTGCGACTTAGCCGTAGCACTAGCAGCTAGTGCAATCATTGTGTAAAAGCCTGTGTCTACTGTGCCTAGATAAGTCTCGGCATATTCCCAAGTGGTAGTAGGTGTGTAGGTTGCCCATGTATCTGTTGGAGTTACTTCATCCCATGAGAACTGTAGATCCTCGCCAAGGATTGCACCAATCTGTGCGCCATCTAAGCCTTCTGCAATGGCTGTGTTATAGACCGCCTTTGTCAGTTTAGATAATGCGCCTACTCCAAGAATTGTGCCGTAGGTAATAAAGCCTGATTCCTCTGGAGATCTAACACCAACATTAAAGTCTGATACTTCTCCAGCAAAGACTGTGACATAAGTGCCAGAGCCGTTCTTTAGTTCTAGGCTTATCTGCTCTGTGACATTGACTGTAAAGGCTGCGCCAGTGGTGTTAATTATTTCTACTTGGCAGTAACTTGCTGTCGGCTGGCGATCAATATCTAAGCGACCAGATGCAAAGGAAACAGAGGTGACAGTCGTATAGACATCATCACCTACTGTAACTCGCCATTCTGGATACCAAGTCATTAACTAGCTCGCAAAGTTCCACGATCAACTGCGCCACGAACTACATTTTCAATGGCTTCTGCAATGGCGTTAGGGTCTCCGATGCCTGTATTGACTGTAATGTTTACTGAGCTCTTATCAGACCCCGGGAAACCGCTAGAAGCATAAGCACCTGCACTTGATGAACCGCCCATGACTCCGCCTGTGCCAGCAACAACAGGCACAAAACTACCTGCTGCAAGGCTTTCTAAAAGCGATGGCGTTCCAGCAGTTGAGCCTGCTGTTGTGCCTGCACTTGTACCTGCTCCTGCTCCGATGATCTTCAACTTAGCAATGGCAGCATCTAGGTTAGCCAAGTTGATTAAGTCCTTAGGCACGATTGCTTCAAGGGTTGATTTAATCTCTGTTAATTTTAGATCTTGACCTGTCAAAGCACCAAGGATTTTAAGATCTGCATTAAGTTTGTTAGTTGCAGCAACAATGGCTTTCTCATCCTTAGAAGCAATTGCATCTTCCAGAGCGATGATGTCCTGCTTAACACGTAGTCGAGCAAGGTCTCCAGTAATGCCTAGGAGTTGAGCCTGTGAGGTTGCCTTGCCTATCTGCTCAACTGCACTCTTCTCAGCTGCTAGGAGTTGGATCTTCTCCATGTCAAAGACTTCTGTGCCCTTGCCAAGTGCCAGTTCTGCCTTAGCAATTGCCACCTTGCTTTTATCTGCAAGGACTTGCTTATTCTTTGCTTTAAGTAATTCTTGATTACGCTTGACTGCTGCTGCCTCTAATTTAGCCAGTGCCTGCTGTTGTTGAACTTGGGTAAGGGTGAGCTTGTTTTCTTGCTTCTTAACCGTAGTTGGAAGATTTGCCCCTATTTGCTTTCCAGCAAAGCCTGAGAAGATTTGGCTTGGTAGATTCTTTAGATTCTTAATAAGCGTTGGAATAACACCAATAGCGCGACCAGAAGCAGAAGTTATCTTAGCAATTCCAGTTGCAATAGATTCAATGACATAAGCAGCATCGCTGGCTTCTGTGCCACCACCGATAGCAGCAAAGGCATCGACTAAGCCTCCGCCAATAATCTCGGATGCGTTGCCTGTAGCAATTCCCAAGACATCCATTTGATAAGCTGTTGAACCTAAATAGTCCTCGGCTGCTCCAGCAGAACGCTTTAGCATTACACTAAGGATCTGGTTAAACGACATAGAGGCAAGTTCTGCCTTAGTTAATCCTGTATTGTATTTTGTAAGACCTTTAGTAACTCCTACATAACCTTTAGCAAGGTCGTTGGTTACTGTTTCAAGATCGATGCCAGAAGATCGGCTAATGGTAATGGCATCATTAAGAAGTTTTTGAGACTGTGTTAATGAACCAGTAGTAGTAAGCAAAGACTGAAACGCTGGGCGAAGAATGTCATCCGCAATGGCTGCCGATTTTTCTAGTTTGCTTATGTAATCTGCTATCTCTGGATTAGCAAACCCAATGCCTAAGTTTTCTACAGCTCGGTTCAGGCGTAATGCTGCTGCTTCATCTTGGGCAAAGGCTCTAGCTGCTGCCTTGCCATAGGCTGTAATTGCAGAAGCTCCGTAAGCGAGACCAACTGCTCCAGCAACACTTTTAACAGATTTGCTAAGTTTGTTAAGGGCTGTGTCAGCTTTCTTGAAACCTTTAGTATCAACCTTGGCTCCGATTACAATCTCTTCTGCAAATTGATTGCTCATGCTGCCTTCCCTAGTGTTCCAGCCTTAGATCTGCGCATTAACTCTTGCTCTGCCTTAGATAGTGCCTTCATAACTGCACCCTCTGTCTTACCTTTGTTAGCTGCCCAAGCGCGGAAGATCAAACGACCTCGACCTTTGAGACTTCCTGTAAGTGGTGGCATTGATGCAATAAATTGCTGACCTGCTTTAGGGTTGCGAGAGTGTGAATACTTGTTTCCACCTGCTCCTTTAGGACCCACCCAAGGTTGCCCTTGGTTTCCATTTCGACCAGCACCTTCATAAATAGCACCTGCACGAGAGTCATTGTAAATAGTTACAGCAGAGGAATAGCCTTGCTTATTTACTTTGCCTGGGGAACTCTTAAAACCAATCTTGCTTTTAACTGTTGATTGATTATAGGTAGGAAAGAATCCTTCATTGAATGAGCGATTACGCCATCCGCTTAGGACTTCACTATTTGCAGGTGCAAAACCTCGTGCTTGTTTTGCAACTGGGCGTAGTGCTACACTTAATTCTTTGACAAGTTGCTTATTGATATCTGGAGCAAACCTGCGTAATGCTTTACGGAAATCAGCGTTTCCGCGTATTTCTATGCGCATCGCTGACCTCCTTCGCTTCGTCTCTGAGACCTTGCATCAATGCATCAAGCATGGTCTTATCTAGTTCTAACAGTTGCTGTGGCGCAATCCCCAACCTAATGCTTAGCCTAGCGATTAGATAGGTGAATGGAAGATCGCGCTTTAAGCTAAAGGGTCTGAGTCCAACACCTCAACACTTTTAAGTGTCTCGATGAAGTCAATCCCAAATGGCTTAACAGTCTCACCTGACCTGCGAGTAACTTCCCATGCCAGCCAATAAACATCGCTTTGCTTTTCCTCATCGCGGAAAGCCTTATGGAAACCCTTTTTAGCGTATTGCTCAAACGAATACTCCACTGCTGGAGTGATCTCGCCTTCTAACACGCTTCCATCTGTACGAACGATCTTTAGTCTTGCCATGGTTAGCCCCTTTGTTTAGTTGTTTAGAATGTGCCTGTTGTGGCTACTGCAACTGTTGAGTTAGCAGTGAATGTGATTGACTGAGTACCAATATCGCCTACAGCACCGTTGATGTCTGTGGTGTTATTGACTAGCAATGAGACTGTGTACAGAGGGTTAGTAGCAGATACTGCTGTTCCCTTTGTCTGTAGAAATACTGCTGTGATTGTTGTACCCCATGCAGCCTGCAATGTTGCAAGAACATTTGCTGATGCTGTGTCATTGAGGAAGTCGATTGTGACAGTAGATGATTCCAAGCCCTTTACGAACTTGTGTGATGAATCACCCATTGCTGTTACTTCGAGTTCATCGAATACGCGGTTGATTGTTACTGCCGTTACATGGTCAGAAAGATCAACAGTGTTAATCTTCACGCCGACCTGATTATTTAGAAATACAGCCATGAGATTATTCCTCGTCTTTCTTGTTAGATGCTGGCTTAGGTGTTGCTGGTGCTACCTGCCCGATTTTCTTCAGGAAGGCTTCGTTTTCTAGTTCCCACTCGGACATGTTAACTCCAACTTGTTAGGATCGATACGGACATCTCACAGCTGAGTAGGTCACCCGATGCAGCGTTGAGAATACTTGGTGCGCTTATCGCACTTACATTATAGACCAGAGATGATGCTGCTAACTTAGCGAACACGCTACAGACAGTATCTTCAATGCCGTTAAGGTTGCCTTCATTGTCAAACAAAGGCACAGTCATAATAATCTTAAAGTTAGCCATTGGGCTAATAGTGATGTGCTGATTGTTGCTAGGTGTTAAATACGGATCGTCTGGAGAAACAATGCAACTGTTTGCAAGGACAACTGACGGAGGAAAGGCAAAGGTTGAATAGCGAGAGTTATCTACTAGCGCAGTGGCTAGAGTAGTGCGAAGTGTGGTTATTGATACTGGAGGCATTAGCCCACCATAGAACGCGGATCAAGTGCGTGTGCTATCAATCCTCGCACCTTAGCGAGAAGCTGTGCGCTCATTCGGTAAGGGCTTGGCTGGAAATCGACTGCGTTACTGCCAGAGAGAGTGGCTGTTCGCGCTTGCCAGATTTCAACAGATATCATAAGAGCTGCTTGCTGAACTGCCATGTCGGTAGTCCAGTCTGTGTAAGTCTCTGCTGTTACTGTACCGAATGGCTCAATAGGATGTTTAGCCTGAGCAACTGTGTGAGTTGTTGCTACTGAAAATGAATAAGCACCGACACCTGTAATAGTTTTAGATCCATTGTATTTAGTGCCAGAGTTAGAAATCGTTACAGTCTGCCCGACATAGAATATGTCTTTTACTGGAATGTCAAAGTATAAAGTGCCTTCGCTTACGATATTGCTGTGTGCTACTGGAAACCACTTAGGAGCCCAGAGCATAGGAATTAAGACTGCATCTGTTCCATCACAGACTTCTTGAAGGGTGGCATCAGCGTACAAAGTACCGACTCCGAGAGTGCTACGGAGTTCTGCAACAGTTGTAAGTGCCATTCCCATACCTTTCTAAAGACTCTGGGGAGTAGAGGGCTACTACTCCCCAGAGTGACTTAAGTGTGGCTTACGCCTTGTTGTTCTTGAATGCGCCTGCGCCGACCTTAGTAGCGATTGCTCCAAAGCCGTAGTAGCCGATTGTTACCTGTCCTGCTGCTGTTGATTCAGCGCGTAGGCGGTATGTTGGTGACTCGTACCATGTGTACGCATCTGGGTTCACAATAAGGATTGTGCCATCGCCATCGCCAGCGTTTGTTGGATCTACATAGAGGTTAAGTCCTGCAACATTACCTGTTAGTGATGTTGGTGCTACTTGACCGCCTGCGTTCATTGGCTGTGATGCTGTGTAGATTGGTCGACCTGAATCGTTTAGAGACATGATGTTTGACCATTGTCCTGTTGATACAACCATGTTGCGAGCGAATGGGTTAGGTAGTCCTGCTGTTGCTGCGTAAACAGAAGCTGATCCGCGAGCGACAATTCCTAGCAATTCTGCTGCTGTTGGATATGTAACTGTTGTAGTTGCATCTGCTGTTGCGCCTGAAATAAGAGCAGCGTTTACTGCTGCGTTTGTTGTCTTTGCGTAAGCTGCTGCCATGTTGCGAACTAGCTCATCAAAGAATGCTGGAGATGTACGATCTAGCAATTCAACAGAGAATGTCTGCTGTCCTGCGTATTTCTTTACTGAGACTGACAAGAACGCTGAGTTCTGATCTGTCTCTGTAAATGCTGCGCCTTCTGCAACTTCACCGACTGTTGGCATTACTGTGATCTTTGGGATCTCGAAAGTCATACCTGCATCTGGCAATACTCCACGAGAGATTGCATCGATTGAAGGACGGATTGTTGTGCCAAGTGGGTTGATGATTTCATTCAGTTGGCGTGTTGGTACTAGACCAGCGTTGTCTGTTGTGTCATCTGCTGCCAATAGGTACTGACGAGCTGACTCATCACCTAGTGCTGCGCGGATTGTGTTTTCTGCATACTTAGCTGCTGTCAATTCGATGCGTGGCTTTGTAAAGTATGCTGCTGAAACAGTTGGGCGAGCAGCTTCAACCGCTGGTGCTTCAACTGGTGTTGCTTCGACTGCTGGAGTGGTTTGTTCCACGGTGGCTGTCTCGCTTTCTGTTGGTTGGGTGATTTCTTCTACAGCAGATTCTTCTGCTGCAATATCAGTAACCTGAGCAGACTTAAAGGCTGGCTCTGTTACTAAACTTACTTCGACCAAGCGAGCAGCAGAAACATAAGTAACGCCGTCCTTAATCTTTGACTTTAGGACTTCTGCCCCGATACTTAAACCTGATTGCAATCCTTCTTCTGCAAGGATTAGTGCTTCTGTACCGCGCTGTGAGCGACTGATAGAAAACACTGCATCGATTGAGTTCTCTGATTCGCTGAATGAAACCATGCGACCTAAAGGCTTCTTTGTGTCATGCTGGCTTAGCAACTTAATTGCTTTAATGTCTGCAATATCAATAGATCCAGAAGCAAAGATTACTTTGCCCATATTCGTTGATCCTGCTTCAACATTTAGCGGCACAATCTTGCCTGATACTGTGCGACTTGCTGAGTCTGCTGTGAGTTCAGCTGAGAAGGTAACTACTTGGTTCATTGCATACCTTGGCTTCCATTAGGTGTTAGATCAGTCATTTCCATTGCCTGCTCTGGAGTAATCAGATTCAGGGTCAATAGTTTTTCAATTACTGCTAGTTCTTGCATTGGGTCTGTGCGCAAGAAGTTCTTGTCAATATCAAACTTAACAATGTTGCCACGAGCAGTAATATCATCCATAGACAAACGATCTTCGATTGCTGTAATGAATGGCTGTAAAGATAGTGTTAAGAATTGCTTGCGCTCATCTTGTACATTTGCATAAGTCATAGAGTTATTCTGATCTGCTGAAACATAGTAAGCAGGCACATTGCATAAACGCGCACATTCCGTGGCAAGGTTGAAAATTGCCTCGCCGTACATCATGTCTTTAGGTGAGAAAGAGACTGGGTTATATTCAAGTGTTGAAGTTAGATAAGCAGTGCTGCGATTGTTGCGAGCAGACTTCCATGCAGCTAGTAAGCCAGAGACTTCTTTAGGATCTAGATCAGCACCTGTGTTTTTAATGTAACCAGTTGCCATTGGAGTGCTGGCTGCAATCGCTGCTGCCTTTTGCACATCGATGGCTGCGCGAATTGTTGAAACTCCAGTGTTAAGAATGCCATCACTTAATGACTGGAATGTAATCAAAGATCCTAAGCCGTCCATTGGCAATGTAGTGCCATCGACTGCATAAGACTTAACAAAGGTGTTAGTGCTATCTAGTGTTGCAGTAACTCTATTGTTAGCAATCCATTCAAAGCGAGAAGGTCTGCCATCTTCTTGATAAACCTCGACAACCTTCCAAAAGGCTTGACCGTAAAATAGAAGTGAATCAACAGTCCACGCAATTGTTACAGACCGTGGCTGTGAGTAAGAAGGTTGCTCTAACCAAGCAGGTGAGCCAAGTTCTTCATTTGTTGATTTCTTATAAAGCTCTAAAGGAATTGCTCCGATAGTTCCCGCTAAAAGGTTTCTGCATCGCATGAGTGCAGGTACAGAGATCGCTTCTGCTCGACCTACATAGGCATACTGGAAGGGCATTGCATAAGGTGAATACTCGCCAAGAACTTGTGGCGCGGACTGAGCTTGTAATTGTGGCTTAGATTCTAAACCAAAGGCTTGCAATAATTTACCCATAGACAGAAAGTGTAGCATTTGTCAAGAGATTAGACAATATGCTAGGGCGTGTCTAAGTATAGATTTGAGGTTTAGCCACTGGGATCATCAACTTGGAGACAACCATCGCCAAGCCAATAGGTGCTGAGATATCTCCAGCAGACTTGCGCTTAATAATGCGCCACGCGCTGTCATTGACTTTAGCTGCACAGTTATTCATCTGCTGAATAAGTTCTGCCTGTCCATTGTGGACTACGCGAGCATTGACCAAGCCTTCTAATAGATCTCCACAGGCTTTGTAGAACTGTTGCCCTGAGACATCTTCGACCATGACTCCAGCATTGCCTAAACGATCTGCAATTGTCTGTGTGGCGTACTTGTCAAAGCAGACTAGGCGTGGCTTATATATGTCACACCATGACTTTATACTTGCAGCCATCTTTAATTCATCGATGGCAACCTGAGAGCTGTAAGTCTCTAAGATCCCGATGCCAATCCGTCCATCTGGCAGTAATTGTCCTGCGACTAATGATCCGTTGCGCCTAGACGGACTGACATCGAAACCAAACACAGTATAAGCCCCTACAGCCATTTCTAGTGTGCTATCGGATGTGTCCTCTAGAACTCCATGAGGCCAAGGACTGCTTAGAGAATCAATCCACTGGCAAAGAGTTTCAGTGCGCGTGTTTTCAATAGGAGAAGTAGCAATAGCCTCTTCAATCGCTTCTTCTGTGATGGTGTATCCCAAAGAGGGGTTAGCCAAAGCCCATGCATTGCGATCAGTTATCTTGCAGTACTGAGGTGCTGAGTACTCATAGAATCCGTATGACTTGGGAGGGTAGTCGATGGCTCGTTCTCGTAAGTCGTTGAGTACAGTGCTGAAAGCGTCTCCTGCATTAGAGGTAAGAAGCGTTTGAGAGTTTGGGTGAGCTCTAGTTGTAGGAGTAGCAGCTCTGAATCCATCCTCGGTGATCTCTCGGATTTCATCGATGTAAAGCAATCCATTGACTGATCTACCGCGAGAGCCGTCTCTAGTTGCTGCAACAACATCGAGCCTTGCACCAGATAGCATCTCAATAGACTCTGTGCCGTTGGCATGTCTGATCTGCTTGACGAATCCTTTGAGGTGGTCATTAGTCTCCAATAAGTGAGTGATCTGTCGGAAGGTGTCCAGAGCCATGCTTCTGTTAGAGGACATGATGAGGACATTGGTATTCCACTTAATCAGGTGAGCAAGAATGAGCATACGCGCTAAGTGAGTCTTGCCGTTCTGTCGAGCTACAAGAATCAGGTTTGTCTTACGAATCCAAAGCCCTTTCTTGTCCACGGTCAAAATATCTCGAAGCACAAACTCCTGCCATGGAAGTAAAGGTATTTTAACAATTTCGCATAGGTCTAGAACATCTTGCAGCTTGTTTTCGCCCTTTAGAAGTGGACTGTGAAGCCTTGGCTTGGTTGCCCCTCGTAGGGCTTTGGGCTTTCTGGGCTTAGTTGTCATTGATCTGGATTAGGTCGGGTCTTAAAAGGACTGTCCAGCATCGTCTCGGACTGCATCGGGGAGACATAGGTTGAAAAGACAGGGGGGTCTCCCCTT